ACTGAAATTAGCCGTCTATGTAACATTCCTGCTTATATGCTTTCAGCAGAAGCAAATCAGAGCATGACATACGCCAACGTCTTGGACGAACGCAAACAATTTTTCTCTCTCAGCCTTGCGCCTTATGTATGTGCGATAGAGGATCGTCTCTCAATGGATGACATCACTGCTCGCGGTAATGCTGTTCGCTTTGATGTTGATTCTTCATTCTTGGCAACAGAACCAATGGAACGCTTGCTAGTAATTGAGAAGATGCTATCTCTTGGCTTGATCACAGTTGAGCAAGCGATGGAGATGGAAGATTTAACACCTAATGGAAGCGAAGGACTGGAATAATGGAAAATCAGATAATCACTTTTACAGCAGGGCTTATTGCCAATGTTGAGGAACGTTTAATCTCAGGCAAGATCGTGCCAGCAGGTACAGGCGAAGTGGGCAACACTTCAGCAGGGCGTGTTGTCTTCGAGTCTAACAGCATTGCACTTCCAGAAAACCCAAACACCATCAAGTTGCTGAACCAACACGACATGAAGCAACCTCTAGGCAAAGCCACACAATTCTCAGAGCAAGAAGATGGCATCTATGCATCATTCAAGATTTCACGATCTAATCGTGGATCTGAAGCTCTTATCCTTGCAGAAGAAGGACTCCAGTCCGGTCTATCTGTAGGTGTAGAAGTAATCAAGTCAAAGCAGAAGGGCAACGTGATGTTTGTATCCGCTGCCAAGTTGCTTGAAGTAAGTTTGGTAACAGAGCCAGCCTTTAAGTCTGCTCAGGTTATCGATGTTGCTGCTGAGGAAACTCCAGAAGCAGTAGAAGAAATCCAACCAACAGAAAGCGAGACAGCTGTGGAGAATACTCCAGAGACAGTTGCAGCACCAGTAGAGGCAGCAGCGGTTGAAGCTGCTCGTCCTGTTATCACTGCGACTACATTCGTGCGCGAGCGCGTAGCACCAATCACATCAGCACAGTACCTAGAAGCAAACATCAAGGCAGCAATGGGAGATGACGAAGCTCGCCGCGTAGTTCGCGCAGCGGATGATTCAACATCTACAAATACAGGTCTGACTTTGGCACCGCACCTAAATACTTTCCTTACTGATACATTCACAGGACGCCCAGCGTTCGAGGCTGCAACAACAGCAGCACTTATGGCAGAAGGCATGAGCTTTACAGTTCCACGCCTTTACACAAATGCATCATCTGCTAACACTGCTCCAACAGTTGCAGACACAAACGAAGGTTCAGCACCATCAGAAACAGGGATGACCTCCAGTTACGATACAGTAGATATTAACAAGTTTAGTGGATTGCAGCGTGTAAGTTTCGAGTTAATTGACAGATCACAACCTCAGTTCATGGAATTGATGATGATCGAACTTCGCAAAGCGTATGAGAAGGCAACAGATGCTGCACTAATCGCAGCGTTCACTGCATCTGGTACACAAGCAACATCAGTTGCAACAACAGCAGCAGGACTACAGTCATTCATCTCTGTAGAAGGCGCAGCAGCATACAAGGGAACTGGCGGAGACTTTGCTAACAAGCTAGTAGCCTCTACAGACCAATGGGCCGCCATTACCGGATACGCGGATACCACCGGACGAGCACTGTATTCAGCACAAGGTGCAACATACAACGCAGCAGGTAACGCAGTAGCTTCATCTGTTCGCGGTAACGTTCTCGGTACTGACTTGATCGTTGATCACAACATCACAACATCAGGAATCATTGATGATTCAGCATTCCTTGTTGCACCAAGTTCAGTATATGTCTGGGAGTCACCACAGACACAGCTTCGCGTCAATGTATTGACAACAGGCGAAGTTGAGATCAACCTTTATGGATACCTAGCAATTTACATTGCTAAGTCAGGTAAGGGTGTTCGCCGCTTCAACATGACTGCTTAATAGCAGCACACTAAGTCGCTCTAGGGGGTCGGTAGCCCTCCGACTCCCTAGGGTCTTTAGAAAGGTAAAGAAATGGCATTAACTACAGTCGCAGAACTCCGAAGCACTCTCGGAGTCGGTACGTTGTATTCTGATGCCAATTTGCAAGAAGTCTGTGATGCAGCAGATGTTGTCCTATTGCCTATGCTTTGGACTAATTCTTATTACAACATTGCACACAGCAACACAGCCACTACTGGCACTCTATACTTTGAGGATAAAGTAGAAAAAGTATTCTATGTAGGTCAGACAGTTCATATCGCTGGCAATGGATCAAAGCACAACGGCAACAAGACTCTCACTGGAGTAGGCGATTACACGATCACTTACGCCATTACAGGCAACAACAACACTCCAGCCGTAGAACATCCAGTCCAGCCATTCGGCACAGTCTCAGGCGATACTTATGTCGATTACACAGCTGACACAGCAGTTCAATTAGCAGCCTTAATGATCGCTGTTGAAATCTGGCAAGCAAAGACAGCCACTTTATCTGGCTCAAATGCTATCGATTTCCAGCCATCCCCTTATCGGATGTCAGCACAATTACTGGCGAAGATCAGGGGCATGATTGCCCATGCGCTAAGCCCTAACTCAATGGTGGGCTAATGCCTCCAGTAGCCATAACCACACTTCGCACTACCTTAGCCACTGCGCTAGTAGATAATAATAAATATCAAGTGTTTGCCTTTCCTCCGGCAACAGTCCTGGCTAACTCAGTGATCGTGTCTCCAGATTCTGAATATATTGTGCCTAGCAATAATCAGCATATAACTATTAGCCCTATGGCTAACTTTAAGATCATCATGACAGTCCCATTGTTTGACAATGAGGGCAACCTTAACGGGATTGAAGATACTGTTTGTGGCGTGTTCGCAAAGCTCGCAGCATCTGCTCTGGTCTATAATGTAAGCGCAATCAGCGCACCTAGTATTCTCAATGCTGCATCAGGCGATCTGCTCAGCTGCGAGATGTCCGTATCAATCCTTACGAGTTGGAGTTAATATGTCCGAGTGGGAAAAAGAGAACGAAGCCTTCCTGAAAAAAATCGGGCAGGTAGCACCAACAGCACCAAAGCCAGCAACTACTAAGAAAGACGAGGAATAATCTCATGGCTGTATTTCTAAATAACTTGGTCGGCGTGAAGATTAACTCTGTTGATCTTTCAGACCATGTCACATCAGTGACAATTAACCGCGTATTCGATGAACTAGAAGTCACTGCAATGGGTGACAGTTCACACAAGTTTGTCAAGGGTCTTGAGTCATCAACAGTGACAATTGACTTCCTAAACGACACAGCAGCAGCAAACGTATTGGCAACACTACAGGCAGCCTGGGGAACCACAGTTACAGCTGTATTCCTACAGACAAAGGGAACAGCAGTTTCTGCTACAAACCCTCTTTACACTGTCTCAATCCTTGTCAATAACACAACAGACATCAATGGCGCAGTAGGTGACATTGGCACACAGTCAATCACATTTACATGCAACTCAACTGTTGCAGTAGCCACTACCGGCACATTCTAAAAAACTAAACAAAGGGGCAAACCATGGCAAGACTAAAGATAGTTCGACAAGATGGAAGCGTACTAGAAGGCGAGATCACTCCAGCAGTGGAGTATTCGTTTGAGCAGTACGCTAAAAAGGGCTTCCATAAGGCGTTCCGCGATGAAGAAAAGCAAAGCGATGTCTATTGGCTAGCATGGGAAGTAACACGCAGATCAGGTGAAACTGTTAAGCCTTTCGGGTTGGACTTCATTGAGACACTTAAAAGTGTTGAGGTGCTTGACTCAGACCCTTTAGCTTAAAGCGCGATCAACCATTCACCTACCTCATTGCTCGCTTGAGCATTAGGTTGGGGATCGCGCCACAGCAGTTATTAGATTTAGATAAGACCATGCTAGATGCACTTCTGCAAGGTCTCAGAGATGAAGCGAAGGAGATTAAAGATGCCAGTTCAAGTAAAAGGCGTTATTGAACTCCGCAAGGCTCTTAGAAATTACGCTCCTGATCTTGCTAAAGAATTAACAGCTGAGATTACCCAATCCTTAAAAGTAATTCAGAAAGATGCAAGAGGCTTTGTCCCAGCTTCTGCTCCAGGTGGGCTTTATAACTGGGACAGAGTTGCTAAAGGGGAACCTAAAGCATTTAACACATCAGGCAGAGTACGCCCATTCCCTCGCTATGATGCAACAGCCATCAAGCGTGGCATTGTTTATCGCACCGGTTATGGTAAGCCAAACTCCAAAGGGTTTAGATCCTTATTTAGAGTTAAGAATATGTCAGCAGCTGGTGCAATCTATGAGACAGCAGGCAGATTATCAGGAGTCCAGCGCACACCTGCCGGTGAACGATTTATTCAGCAAGGCCCTTTGTATGGCAGCAAGAAATCTGGCCAAGACATGCGTGGTCGTGTGCTTTATCGTGCTTGGGAGCAAGATCAAGGCAAACAATTAAACGCCATATTTAAGGCCATTGAAAAAGCAGACAAAGCATTTAAGAGCCGCGTTGCTTCTGGAAGCATAAAGGGAGCAGCATGAGCAATATAGTCATTGACATTGCAGCGCAATTTACTGGCAAGGGAGCCTTTAAGCAGGCTGAGACTTCTACAGATAAATTAAACGCAGGTGTTAAAAATCTTGCTAAGACTCTTGGTGTGGCTTTCAGTGCTACAGCAGTCTTAAATTATGCCAAGGCCTCAGTTAAGGCAGCGGCAGCAGATGAAAAAGCACAGAAGCAATTAGCACTAGCTCTGAAGAATGTTGGCCTTGGTCGAGATGTTGCAACCTCTGAGGCATTTATACAGAAGTTACAAAAAGAATTCGGCGTGCTCGATGACAATTTGAGGCCGGCTTATCAGCAGCTAGCGGTAGCCACACAGGATTCTGCCCAGTCACAGAAGTTATTACAGATCGCTTTAGATATTTCTGCATCAACTGGCCGCGACTTAGCCTCAGTCACAGGAGCAATATCAAAGGCCTACCTGGGGAATAACACAGCCCTAGGTAAATTAGGTGTGGGCATCTCCAAGGCTGATCTAAAGGCTAAGTCCTTTGATGACATAATGAACCAACTTTCTAATACCTTTGCTGGATCTGCTACAGCTTCAGCCAATACCTTCCAAGGCTCAATGGATAAGTTAGCCGTTGCATCTGCTAATGTCCAAGAGATCATCGGTAAAGGCATCATTGAGTCGCTAAAAATCTTATCCGAGGATTCTACAGTCAGTGATTTAGCAACAGGTATGGAGGAGTTTGCTACGGCTATATCCGAGTCCATTCAAGGCTTAGCGATTCTTATTGCTCAAATAAAAAGCATTCCAAAAATACCTGGTGGCGGTAGTGGTGCGATCTTTGATATAGATAAGTTATTTAAGTTCACTGGTATAGCAATGCTGCGAAAGATATTTGATGCGGCAAACAAAGGCTCGGCTAATGATCCTGCCGCAGGGCTAGCGCATCTTGCCGAGTTAGAAGCTAAATATACTGCTGCAACTCTTAAATCAAGCAAGAAACTTACAGCAGAAGAATTGAAGCAACTCAAGGCCAAGCAGTTAAAGGCAGCCATCGATAAGGCTAACCTAGCCCTTGGCAAGGGTGAGAATGTCTTTGACATGGAGAAGATCCAGTTAGCAGCAGCTGAGAAGAGTGCAGCCGAGCAACTGGGCAAAGTAACTAGCCAAGCACAACTGTTACAAATTACTAACGACCTTGCTCGCCTAGAAGTTAAGCAATCAATCCTCGCTTTGGAAGATGCAATAGCCTCAAAGGATGTCGCAGCCATTACTGCTGCTACCGATAAACTCAATGCAGACTTAAAGATAGTCGGTGCTTTGACTGGTCAGGAAGTAAAGTTAAAGGATATTAAATCGATTCTTGACTCTATCCTTCCAAAGGATCTGATTAACTTGGCTAACCTGGATGCTGCTCTTGCTAAATTAACAGCCATAGGCAAAGCAATCGTTACTCCTACAGGTACACCAACAGGTACACCAACTGGTACATCTACAGGTAAAGCCCTTACACCAGCAGAAATAGAAGCTTTACTTATATTGGGCAGGACTGTGCCTGTAGTGCCAGATTCAAGCGGTGGCGTGGGGTATTCTGGCGGCGCAGGTGATTACGCCCCTACTGGTTTCCCAGGTGCAAGCGGTAACTCGGTTACTGTTAATAATAACTTTAACGGCATTGTGGGAGATCCTAATGCTGTTGCAGAACTTATAGATCAAGTCGTTCAAAACGCTGTAGATCGTGGAACACTGAGAGTAGCCTAATGACTTGGCTTCCAGAATGGCGTGTAACAGTAGGTGATGACGTCTATACGACTGTTACCTCTGTTTCCTATGCAACTGGTCGCTGAGACATTGACCGGCAGCCTACTGCTGGTTATTGTCAGGTTCAGATCGTCAATACAAACAATGTTTCTTTCACTATTAATGTCACAGAGCCAATTCTTTTAGAGCTTAAGAACTCTGCCGGCACTTATGTCAAAGTCTTTGGTGGTGAAGTATCAGACTTCTCAATCGGAGTCAGAAGCCCAGAGGAAACTGGCTTTATTACCACTGGCACTATCTTGGGTATTGGCTCACTGGCTAAATTAACTAGGGCTGTTTATAACACAGCTCTTTCAGAAGGCTTAGATGGTGCACAGATAGCGTCTATTCTAGGCAGTGCTTTAGCCCTATCATGGGCAGCGGTAACTCCTACAACTACCTGGGCAACCTATCCACCTACAGTCACTTGGGCTTTAGCTGAGTCTTACATTGGTGAGGTTGATTCAGGCTTCTACACCATGATTAGCCAAGCAGCCTCAGCAACCGAAAAGTCGAGCACTTTGGTGGATCAGATTGCTACTTCTGCTTTAGGCCAGATGTATGAAGATTCACAGACAGGCAATGTCTGTTATGCGGATGCAGATCATCGCAGTAACTATCTTTCAGCCAATGGCTCTAAAGAGTTCAATGGCTCTTATGCCACACCTACAAGTATTAGATCCACTACCCAAATATCTCGCATCCGCAACTCTTTGATCTATCGCTACAGCACAGGATACGCATCAACCTACAGTGCCTCTGATTCGGCTTCTACAGCCACTTACGGGCTTTATGAGAAATCAGTTAATTCCAATATCAAAAACCTTGCCGATATCACCCTTATTGCCACTCGTGAACTAGAATTAAGAAGCCTGCCACGCACACAGTTTGAGGCTGTTACTTTCCGTCTAGATAATCCAAATATGCCAAACTCCATGCGTAACGACCTAATCGCTGTATTCTTCGGTCAACCGGTAGTTGTGACTAATTTGCCAGATAACATGTTTGATGGCTATTTCTCTGGCTTTGTGGAGAATGTCGCTTTAAGAGCCACGCCTACCTTTACGGATATCACCCTCTATATCTCACCTACGGACTTTTCTTTAATTGCTCCAACATGGGCAACAGTCATACCAATTAACACTATCTGGAGTGGCGTAAATGGTACACTACAGTGGACTAAAGCGATCGGAGCTCTAACCTAATGGCAACTACTACACCTAACTTTGGTTGGCCAGTACCAACCTCGACTGACCTTGTAAAGGATGGCGCAGTAGCCATTGAAGGTCTAGGAGATGCAATCGATGCATCACTACTTGATCTAAAGGGTGGCACGACTGGACAAATCCTCTCCAAAGCATCAAATACAAACATGGATTTTACTTGGATCACAAACGATGTTGGAGACATTACAGCAGTCACAGCTGGTACAGGCATTTCAGGCGGCGGCACAAGTGGCGCAGTTACTATTACTAACTCAATGGCAACAGCAATCACAACTGCTGGCGATCTAATCAAGGGCACTGGATCTGGCACTTTTGCTCGTTTAGCCATTGGTACAACTGGACAAGTATTAACAGTAAATGGTGGTGCGCCAGCATGGGCAACACCAGCAACAGCGGCAACAGTTAAGTCAGTTAGAAAGTCATCAGATCAGACAGTTACAAGTAGCACGACTCTAGTTAATGATTCACAGTTAAAGTTCGCAGTAGCCGCCAATGAAACTTATATCTTCCAAGCATGGCTTTACACTTATGCAGCTGATGGCACTCCAGATATCAAAGTGACCTTCACTGGTCCATCTGGATCAACAGTTCTATGGTCATCAAGTCAGGTTATCTTTAACGCAGCAGCAGCTACAACTTTGACATCTGTTAATCCAGGTGGCACAAGTGCAGATTTATTCGTAGATGCTAACAATCGTGCAATCCAGTTATACGGCACAATTCTAAATGGTGCTACTGCTGGAGATGTTCAGCTTCAGTGGGCACAAAATACAAGCAGTGCAAACGGCACTTCAGTTAAAGCAGGATCTTCAATCTTCGGGATAAAGGTGTGATCATGAGTCAAGTAACTACAACTAAGAAAATTAACATTGACCAATTAGGTCATGAGTCTGGTATCGACATGAACATCATCTCTGAGCCAACAGGCGAGACAATCATTAACTCATCTGTAGAGCAGTCAGTATTAGAGGGCTTTCTTAATGCTCACACAGCAGATGACAAGTGGGTCAATCCAACACCTAAGCATGAAGTAACAATCGCTGAGAAGTTAGCAAGTGTCGGCTTGTCAGTCGATGACTTGAAGGCTGCGCTTGGACTGTGAAGCCTCAGTTAAGTAAAGCTGCTATCCAGTTACGAGAGCAGTTTGATGACTCATTCCCAGATCGTGACCGCACATCGGATGGCTGGATCGGTGATACCAGACACGCTGCTCGCAAGTCTGATCATAATCCAGATGAGCAAGGCTGGGTACGTGCCCTCGATATCGACCGTGACTTACATAAAGGATCGAAACCAGACATTATGGGCGATCTTGCAAATCAGCTTCGCACCTTATCAAAGTCAAAAGCAGACAAGCGTATTAGTTACATCATCTTCGATGGACTTATTTGCTCCAGCATCCTTAACTGGAAATGGCGCAAATACACAG